TCATAAACCTATTATAATTATTTCGGTTTTGGTCCCAAGGTAGGGAAGGTTTGGGCAACGATCAAGTCGCCCAATTCTTTCTACCGTACTACAATCGACTTATGCAGAAACCATCAGGTTGTCCACTCGGAAGATACGATAGTACTGGTTGGTTTTTGCAGTAGCAAGACCGTTTGCAGGAGTGTCTCCAACAAAAGGATTAGACGCCATACCATAACGAGTCTTGAACCCGATACGTGGTTGGAAGTCATTCTCGCCAACAGCACGAACCATTTGCAGAGGAACGTATGGGCAGTAGAATATACCTGCGTCATAAGCGTTTGTTCCTTTGTAACCAACAGTGACATAGTCGCTGACGGCATATGGATCGATGTATACACGCAGACGACCGTTCAGAACACCAGCAAAGGTGTTGCCAGTATCATCTACTTGCAGGTTAGCAGCGATTGCAGGAGCGTAGTCCAGCATGCCAGAAGCAACAAGAGCAGTAGCAACGTCAGAAGAGACGATAGCAACGTTTCCTTTACCACGACGAGTTTCTTTCGCGATAACGTTTGCTTCACGGTCAAGTTGTACCAACAGACCTTTGAACTTCTCAGCAGACCAACGTCCATCAGCATCAGTGCTGAGGTCGAAGATACCATTGATTGCAGTGTTAGCAGTGCTAGCACCAGTTTTTGCTTGACTGTTTACAGTACGGATAACTTCACGGTTGATTTCAGCAAGGATCTCAACAGAAAGAATGTTAGCAAGTTCTGATTCAGCGTCAAGACCGTGGATTGCTTTCAGGTCTTGTGCAAGTTCAATGGTGTACTCTGCTTTCAGGGCACGTGACTTTGCTTCAACTGCTGCTTTCTCAATGGTGAAACCCATTTCGGCGAAATCGCCTCCAGTGTTACCCAATGCTTCAGCGGCAGCAGTAGTGATACCACCACCAACAGTTGGACCAGTTCGTTGGTCATCGATAGTGCTATCAGCGTCAGTGTCAGTAAGACCACCAAGACCAGAAGGACCACCAGTTTGTGTTACAGAAGAGTCGCCAGAGAAAGGTGTTAATGCTTCACCGAACAATGCCTCGTCACCATTTGTTGCTCCACCTTTAGTGGTCTTGTACTTGCTCTTCATAGCGAAGATCAAACCAGTAGGACCAGTCATTGGTTGAACACCACAGATGTCGTATGCCATCAGGTTAGGCATGGCACGACGAACGAGTGAAATCAGTACTGGATTCCAGTTAGCGACGTTTGCGCCAGTAGCGTTTGCAGCAGTTTCAGTCATAAACTGAGACTGACTACCTTCAGCAATCATTGCACGTTCTTGGTTTTCAAGAATGGCAGCAGTTACATTGCGACGGTGACGGTCTGTGATGTTGCCAGCAGACTCTTCGTTTAATACTGGTGCCCATTTTGAGACCAGTGATTCGTAGTTAATTTCCATTTAAAATACTCCTTGAGAGTGTTATGGGTTTTACTTTTGGTTTGTGTTGCGTATTGCCTGCAAGTATGAGGACATAGACGGAGCAACTTCTTCAGTCAATGCAACAGCATCGTCTTCAGTAACTACTTCTTCTGCGACTTCAACACTTTTGGCGAAGAAAGATTCTTTGACAGTGGCAACTTTGTATGCAAATGTTTCAGCATCTTCAAAGTCTACACTTTCAACTAACTTTTCAAACTTTTCTGCTTGGGTGTCTGCAAGATCAGCAATTGCTTCAGAGACGATTGCGCTCCGAGTCAATACTTCAACATGCTCGCCCAATACGATTGCGTCTTCAGTAGTTCTGTTGAGTGCCTCTTCGAGTTCCTCAACTTGATCTGCTAAATCATCAACCAGGTCTACCTTTGAGTCAGGCACTTCAATGTAAGACTCAACGAACAATCCTTTCAGATTCTCCATGAAGTTCTCAGCGATTTCAGCACGCAGACCGTTTTGAATAGCAACTTCGTTCTCTGCCATCCAGTTCTCAACTACATAGTTCAGGTAGGAATCTACTTTCTCGACCAACTCAGAGTTCTGCGTAGCAGTCTCTTCAGCGAGTTTGTCTTCGTAAGCAGTTTCAATTCGCTCAACTTCTTCAGCGAGTTTTGATTTCAATGCTGCTTCAAAGATGACAGCGGTCTTAACTTTAAACTCTTCGGAAAGAGTTGCTTCAGACTCAACCAACGCAGTCAATTCTTCAGAGTAGTCTTCGGCAGATTCTTCTGCAACAAAGTCTTCTTCAGAAAGGTCAACGTCTTCGCCCATAACACCACCGTAAGCAGCAGAAAGAGATGCTTTATTCATCCCACTCAACTTGCTATACATGGCGTTGATCATAGCACCTTTGGTTTTTGGCATTGGATCGCTGTTCTTCTTGTCACCCTTACGTGCTGGTGCGCTAGAAGTAGCATCAGTTGTTTTGTCTACCGACGCAACAGACTGCTGTTCAGCGTTCTTCATGTCATGTACTGCTTCTACAACTTCGTCTTGAAGTTCTATATTGTTTTCTTCATCCATAATGGACTCCTTTTATAAGGTTTCTTTTAGGGAGGAGAGGAAATTTTTGAACTCACGAGTTTGCTCAGCATACGAATATACTTTGCTAGAAGGAGTAATGATTTCAGTCTCTTGTTCTTCACATATTTCCTGCGCGACGAGAATGCCTTTGTTCCATACCCAATCCACACCTTCCATGATTCCGTTTACGAAAGCACCAGGAGCGGATGGATCCTGTACAATATCAATTGTACTTAAAACAAAGTCTTCTCCGACATACGAGGCACCGCCACGTTGCACAAGACTACCCATACCACGAGTTGAGACACCAAGGTTGACCCCACCAGAAAGCAAACCTTTTACGATTTTACCCATGGGAGTATCTAATATTGATGCCTTTCCGATCACGTCATTGCCTTCAAAATGAAGGTCAGTGATGAGATGCGAAACTTTGTCGAGGTTGACTGTTGGACCATCTGGATGGTTCAACTCGCCAACTGCTCGGTTCTTTGAAACTTGCTCTTCAACATACTTGTCTACAGCAGACTGCATAGTCTTCTTCGGGTAGACTCTACCGTTCCGATTCTTTTGCTCTGCCTGTGCAAATACACCTTCGATGGTGAAAGACTTTTCGCCTTTCTCATTTTTCTCGACGATGCATTGAACATTTTGTTCGTTGAATTCAGCGATCAGTTTCATTAAAATAATTCCTTGATTGCGGTCTCTATTGATTTTACAGCGTCCTTTTCAGAACGGAAGGTGTCGAGATGGTCACCGTCAATGTATGCTTCAAAACCTTTATTGGTCTTGTATACAGCGCACTTTACTTTCTTGTGCTTCTTGCTGTACACAAGGTCACCCTTTGGGGTTTTGCTGCGAATTTCTGAAAAGTATTTCATACTGTTTATTTATACTAATCCTATTCTTCGTCTTCATCATCAGACAAAATATCTTCTATGTCTGATTCTGCTTCGTCTTCGTCGTAGAGACCAAGAGCATCTTCTGGTTCTTCATGCTCATCATCGCCACCCAGATCGATATCTAAGACATCTTCTGGTTCTTCATCTGCTAATAGAGCATCAACTTCTGCTTCTACTTCAGGGTCCAACTCTTCTTCTTCAACGTCGGAATCAATTTCTTCTTCCTCAGTTTCTTCTTCCTCAGTTTCTTCTTCCTCTTCCTGACCATTATACACAATATTGGCAATGCGTACTTTTTCCTGAGCAAGAGCGTCATCGATCTTACCTGCCATCAGGTCAGCAAATATCTTACCTGAGTCAAGTGTTTCGTTGCCTTTGATTGAGTGCAACAGGTCGTCTATACTTGGTGTAATAACTTCCACGTCCATTGTATCGTCTTCCATAATATTCTCCAGTTTTATACGTTACAGTTTATATAGGACAAGGATTAACCTTGTTCCTTTTCGTCATCTTCAGCGTCGACTTCGACTTCACCAGATTCAATTTCCGCTTGCATCTGCTTCTTCATGTCTTCCGCTTCTTCTTTGGTAAACCTGAACACGTTAGTCATTACCCAATCTTTGCTCAGGTATTCACCAACATATTGTGCTGCTTGATCGACCAGTTGAAGTCTTTGTGTCAATACCTCTGCGTCTTTCAACTCAGTGTAGTGATTGTCTTTGTAGAACTCAACACGAACACGGTTGTGGAAAAGTTCTTTCCAATCAGCGTCTGTTATAACACCCTTCAGTATCAACTGCTGACGCAGGATATGGGTGAACAACTTGCCGAACCGCTGGCGTAGTCGAGTGATAAACTTCTGAAACTTGATTTCTTCTCGGTTGATCTCTGTAGCACGACCGAGGGAGTATGCTGACTCTTGCTCAAGGCGAGACACAGGCACGTTCAATGCTTGGTATACTTTGCGCTGGAAGTATTTGACGTCATCAATCTCGCCAAGGTTTGTGCCACCTGGAAGTGTAGTCACTTCAGTACCACGACCACCTTCACGACGAGGCAACCAGAAGTCATCCAGCATAGACATATGCTTGCGGGAGTCTTTCAATTCACCAGTGCTTTGATCGTACACAAGTTTGTTGCGGTAGCGTGTCATCAAATCATTGACATACTGTTCTGATTTACCCTTCGGCATGTTACCAGTATCAACGTAGAAGATTCGACGTTCTGGTGCACGTGCTAAACGATAGATGATCAGAGAGTCTTCCATCATACGCAGTTGGTTGATAGGACGCAGTGCTTTGTGTAAGTGGGAGATGACTCGTGACTTTGTTTCGTCAAGCAGACCAGAGGTCACATAACTCACAGAGTCATTACTCAGACGAACAGCACTGGTCTTTGCACCTGCTGTTATAGTAGCGTTGGCATTCTTCTTATCATTACCGTTCTTCTCATTGTAGATATAATATTCTTCTACCTTGTCAACAACGTCGACGCCAGTCGCTGGGTCTTTCTTCTTTACAACCTGTTTAACCTTGCGCACTTTAAGAGCATCGATGTAACGAACTTCTTGTATGCCTTCTTTTGTTTTACTTGAGTCGACGATTAGGTGGTGGTACAATCGTCCGTCTACATACCAAGAGCGGAATATGTCGTGCGCTCTTTCGTTGAATGTAAGCATGTTGAGCACATGTTGAAATTCTACATGCACTTTCTTCTTGAGAGATTCAGACATATCAACACCGTCGAGGTTTAACTCAACAACGTTCTCGTCGTCGGGGACTACAATTGCCTCGTTGACGATTTCTTCAATTGCCATATCTACTTCTGGGTGTGTAGCGTTGGCGCGATATTTGCGAATCTGATCTGCTTGGTCTTTAAATTGGAGGTCAGCATATATGTCCATATGCGTGCCGTAATGACTGGATGGCGAGGTTACATAACCAGTGCCGTCATCGTCTGTAGGTGCTACAACGGATGCAGCGGGAATTGGATCAACCGCTTGCTGGTCTTTCTTAGATCGGTTTATTTCGAAACCGAAAAGTTTGATACCGTTATCTGCCATTTTGTTTTCCTGTTTGGTAATACAATAATATAATAAAAAGCAGGAGGAGTTTCCCCCTCCTGCTTATACTTAGGACGACTCGCCAACCTTAGTTGGTGTTGTCGTTTGTCCAGTAGTCATACTCAATAGTAACAGTGAACTGCTCGATCTCGCTTTGTTGTGAATAGTCGAGTTCGATAGCAGATATCTGCGTTGGGAAACAGTTCTTCAAGAAGTAAGTCTTGATAGGAGACTGAATCTGATCGAGTTGTATAACTTCAATGTTGGTCGCATATGTACCAACGCCAGAGTTATTTGCAAACACACCAGAGTTTCCACCATGAGTATTCATGCCATCCATCCATGCTTCGAATGCATCACGCACTGAGAAGTTTGTATCGTTATAGACAGTCATTGTCCACGGTTCAAATGTACGGTCGCCCGCAAGTTTGACGATACGCCCACGGAATGGGACTTCGACAGGGTTGACTGTTGATGCAGGTAAGTTTGCTGCACGACACATGAAGTTAGTCAGTTCTTTGTTACCACCAGTATAACCTGGAAAGTTCACATTGACTTCGAACATGTTAGAGCGAGCACCGCCACCTGTTAACTTCCCTTTGAAGTCATCTACACGTAAAATTGCCATCTTTGTTTCTCCTTAGATGAGTTCTTAAGAAAGTGTACCAACAACTTCTTCAAAGTCAAGTCCAGCGCGAGTAGCGACGAAGTTGAGAGTGATAAAGTTGATAGAGTACGTTGGTTTGATGAATATAGAAGCAACCAATTCATTGCGCGCACGCACTTCATCAGTATTGTTTCTGCTATCACACTGGACGTAGAAGTCTTCGATACCACGACGCGATTGAATTTCACGCAGTAATGGTTCGACGATCGCTACCAATTCAGAGCGAGTAAATTCATCGTTAAACTCGAACATAAAGTTACGAGCAGCGAGTGCGACAGATTTCTCAACCGCAAGGAACAAACGACGAACATTGATGCGATCAAACGCACTTGCTCGTGATTGCTTAGTCTTGTCACCGAACAACAGTATACCGCGACCAGCAAATTGTACGACTGGGTTTACACCAACTTTGTACAACTCATCACGCTGTGCTTTGTTCGGGGAATATGCAAGACCAGTAGCACCGAAGTATTCACCGCGACGTTCGCCAGCAGGAGAGTACCATGGACCATAGGATGCATCAGTAGCAGCAAGCAATCCAGCAGTAGTTGAAGCGGCAGGCACATAGATGTACGTGTCGTTAAACTCGTCTGCAACTCGCAGATAGTTGTTATCAACCATCAGATAGTTGGAAGCACTGAACTGGTTAGTGGTTTGGATAGTAGCGTCAACTGCGTTGACGTTGCCCACGACTGCTGCTCGGTTAGGAGAAGCAACAACAACGCAATCTTTGCGAGTTGCAGAAGCAATACCTACCAAGTTATTGACTACAGCGACATGATCTTCTTCTGTATTCATTCCTGGAGCGATAAGGATCTGGACATCTATCTCTTCTTTGTCTTCGAAGTGTGAGAACCCTGCTTGGTAATCAGCAACTTCAAGCACTGGGCAGTCACGACCGCCAGCAAACTGACCAGTGGCAGAATCTTGTGACCATGTGTTTGCGCCAAAGTTTTGAACGGTTGGTCCACTAGGTGCTGTGCCCCAAAGTGTGCCGCCAATCATGTTATCCGAGTCGCCAAATTGGCCAAAGCGGACATAGTTTGAACCATTGTTTATAACGGTTCCGATGTAGTTGTCTCCACCATCAACAGTCTTTGCGCCTTTGGCAACAGAAACGTATGGGAAAACTTCGAGAACTGTGTTCTTAGTTCCGCTGATAAGACCTGCTTTGTCGACGACTGCAACGTGAATTTCGTCAAACTTGACATCGCCTTCGAGACTTGCTGCCCAAGGAGAAGTTCCTGGGAAACCATTAAAGGCAGCAGAATACTTCCAACCGTCATATGTGGCGGTCAGTGCAGCATCATCAAGGAGATCTGTTTTGAGTCGTTGGAACAATGATACTTCGATCGAGTTGCCAAGTTCTCCAGGATATTTTGCTAGGAACAACTGACTTCCAGCATAGGATTCAAATACTTTATCGTTTTCGATAAGTACTGGAACACTGCTAAGAGTGGCGTTCACTGCGCTGTCGCCAATCGGTGCTGAGTTGTTGACTTGACGGTTTAAGATAAGGTTTCCAGAGTATCGCAGATACTGCTCAGCAGAGTAGTAGTCTACAGCACGCAAGTTGTCGGGTGCCCCGAACTGTGATGCGAGTTGCTCTTTGTTTTGGACCCGTTGTGGATCGTTAACTGGACCCCATTTGAATTGCCCCACCATACCGCTTAAAGAAGTCTCAACATTTGGCGCAACGCCAGTTAGGTCGATTTCTTTAATAACGATTGCTGGAGAAACAGAAGGTGTTGTAAGTGCCATTTTCGTTTCCTCGTTTCGATCGAAAAATTATATGTATCATTATAAGAATGACACTCGCCATCGAGCGTTCACATGCTCTTATTTATACCGATTGCTATTTACGATTACCAGTGGTGAATTGCATTGGCGATGATGAACAAGCAGGTAGAGAAATTCACCACAACAATGATTGTTCGGATGACCGCAACCTTGTCTGCATCTGAGTCTGTGTTGCCAGTCTTCTCACCGACTGCCTTCGCCCAGAGATTCCACATATGCTTACCAGTCATCGTCATCCTTATGCAACATGCTCCATGGATCCAACTTTTCTTCGTATGTGATTTCTTCTGTGGTAGTTTGCTGGAAACCAAACGGTGGAACGTCCTCTTCAATCTGTTGCATTCTCTGGTCGAACATCATCTTCTTGATATCGATGTCAGTCAACTCTTGGAACATTGTGGTTGATGTCAGGTATCCAAACATAACAAAGTTCATAACCAAATCATCGTGGTTACCAGAAGATGCTTCGTACGAGGCACCTTTGACTTCGAATGTAGATATCTCTAGTATAGTGTTCTCGTCTACGATGTCAAGTTTATTTGTCTCCATCAGGTCTTTAAAACCAGAACAACCAAGACGCTTTATCCTTCTAGTCATCTCAACACCAATGCCACTCGACTTTGTCATTGACTCCATGTGGACATTTTCATATTCCATCTCATGATAGATGCCCTGACAAACCAAAGCACCAGCATCATTTGATTCAATTACAACGTATGCCTGATTGTAGGAATTCGCCCACTTATAGATAATATCAGGAAAGAGCAATGGAGAGATAAGATTGTTGCGATAGACAGCGACCTGCTTGAAAGGTCTGCTACTAATATCGATGACGTTAAACGTACTAAAATCCTGCCCCCTACCTTTCGCCACGTCGACACACATGACGTACTGAGAACCATTGCGAGGTTCATCGTATACCATTAAGTCTCCACCCTCGAGGATCTGTTTTGGTCTTGAGGTCTTCAGGTTCAACAGAGTTTCTGGATTGATCAGAGTATCGCCAGTTCCGAAGAACGTGTTTCCGAATTCCTGATCGAACTGTAATTGTGAAGTGTTAGCAATAGTCTCTTGCTTCCATGCCTCATCACGTCCTGGAACGTCCCACCAGTCAACACGGAATGGTTTGAATTCATTCACGCCCTGTACCGCACCTTCCCATATCTTATGGAACGGATTACCAATACCATTGGCAGTAGATGTCACGATGACCTTTGTGTTCTTACCAGAAGATACAACAGGGTACGTTGATGTGTAGAACTCTGCTGCCTTTTCAACGAACGCAAACTCATCCATGAACAGTAGGTTGACCGACTGACCACGAATGGAAGAACCTGATGTGGCGGCAGCGAATACTTTCGAGTTGTTGCTGAACTCAATCGTGCCTTTGTTCAGAGTCTTACATCCAGGTTGTAGGAAGAACGGGAGGTTCTCGAGCATCAGGGTAACACGAGAGAGCATCTCTCTGGCAGTTGCGCCTTTGTTTGCTACCACAGCAATGTTCTTCTCTGGGTGGAAGAGAGCAAACCAGAGGATGTATCCAACAGATGAGATAGACTTACCTGACTGGCGGCATGCCAGCACGATAGAGAATCGATTGCTATTGAAGTGGTTGAACATTTCTTCCTGATACGGATAAAGTTCAAACGGAACAAGACCATCGTTGAGGTTGATTACTTTGAGGTGAGTGCGAGCAAAGTATGCAGGGTCTGCCATACACTTGGCATACTCAGCAACCTTGTCTTGAGTCCAGTCTTCTTCAATACCATCTTTCTTGACATGGGGATTGCCAAGGTAACTGGTATCGCCCTTATCCTTCGTCGTGTCTACTATCTTCGATGGTATCATAATCTGCTTTCACTTCCTTCTCATTAATGTCTTTCAACATACGTTGCAGGTCTGTAGTAGAACCGATGAACACATTGGTGTCGCCAGCAGGTAGTGCTGCTTGCTTCGGTTTGTCTTCTTTCTCAATATTCTTTTTCTGTTGGTGTAGGTTCATCAACTGGCCAGAAACATCAGCAGTATCCTTCATCAGTTTAGCAAGGACTTCATATGCACGTGGGTGCTCAGACGCTTTGGCGACCTCAAGCATTTCTTCAACGCCATCCCTACCCTTGCAGATCATGTCATACAGAGTTTCGCGAGCAAACTCGTAATCATTATCCTTGTCTTCTTTATCGTCACTCATGACATCAACATTCCTTTAGTGTACAGAGTATATAGGGTTTCTACACCGCAGGCAAATGCAATGGAAACGCTCGCTCTATACTTGTCGTTGTTCTCTATTCCATGTACTCGTTCAGTGTCAGCAACATAACAGGGTGACCAACCAACAGACAGCGTTCCTCCTTCTGGTGGATAGAAAGTGAGAGGTGCCCAGTCTTCACCAGAGTATGGTGTCAGAGGCAGGAACATAACTGCTTTGCGTGGTTCGTTATAGATTTGATAGTCTGTGTGAGGCGACATGAAACCATTAGGTGCGCACCTTGATAGAATTATATACGACAGGTGCTTCTTTGCTTCTGGGTGTATCAGGTTATACAGTGTCCTGATCTCTGGTTCTTGACCGTTCCAGATCAAGTCAATGCCTTCGTTGGCAGGAGTGGTTCTTATTATATGTCGCACACTATTGACATGATCTAGGTCACGGGTCTGCCACTGTTCGATAACATCCCGAGTCGGGTCATCGCCTGACCAACTTGGTGCGGTATCGAGTTTGGATTGTTTGATCAGAACTTCCCGCAATTCAGCAGGAAGTTCAGTGCCATCTACGTGGAAGAAGTAACCTTCTTCACGTGCGGGAGTGTGGTACAAATTGGTCACTGTCAAGTATGCTCGTCACAATAGTATAATCAGAATCAGCAGAGACGGGTAATGGGTTCGTTGTTACACGAACTGTTTCTGCATAGTCAGAGTCATTTGGCACTGTACCATCCATGGCATATAGATCTATATCTATGCGGTTGATAAGTGCAGTGTCATCTGCTTTTGGACCATAGAAGTTTATCTTCATATCAAACTGTAGCGTGTATATGATAGTCCGTCTTGCTTCCATAGCACCTTCAAAGTCATCAGTGAATGCGACTGACTGTAGAATGATAGGAACATCTTCTACTATGTCGACATCAGAAAGAGGTTTGACTGACAGAGTGTACTGTGGACCAAAGTATGGAAGTATCTGCTCAACGACTTGCAATGCATCATCGTGCTGCTTGGCATATATACTTAACTCAAACGAGATGATGTATGGTGTGGGTGAATAGAACTTCTTTCCATTTCCAGGAGTATCTCCTACACCCTTGAATGAGTTCATCTTCGGCATCTGACGTTGTGCATCATACTGCATGTTCACTATCTCGAATGACATCCGAGGTAGTTTGATTGCGAGTTGCCTTTCATTGTCTTCACCGTTGTTCATCTCAGCAATGCGCTCGAGGAACTTACGCTGGGGAGCATATGCCAAAGGCACCTTCATCTGGTCGTATGTGGTTGAACCTTTCTTGCGAATGATATACAGGTTGTCGAACATCGCACCAAAGATGGCAACAGACTTTCGTACACGCTCGTTGTAGAAGTGCTTGCCGAACATTATATGATTCCTCCAAAGGGATTAGTCTCACTGAAGTCGAGGAACTCAAACGCAGATACGCTGAACGAGTCTACAGTGCCATCGGCACCTCCAGGACTTGCTGGTTGTATCTCCTGTAACTCTTGTATGAGAGTTGGGGTAGCAATAGCACCCGACTCTGTACCGATAACAGCAATGGATGGGGTGAATTCCCTGTACTCGCCAGTGTTGTTACCGACATGTGCAAGATACAATTGGTTGTCACCGTCAGCAACGTCAGAATCTTTCCAACCAACAACCTCACCATTGACGATATGATTGGTGTGCGTCTGTGTGACTGTTTCGCCTCTGATATAACCAACAGAAGCAGAGTCCATAGTCAACTGGTATTGGTACGCTGCATATTCTTCTATGTCGTCTACCTCTGGTACACCAGTCTCAAAGTCGGCATTGGTGAATTCAAACAACTCGCAACGCATCTTGAACACAGGCAGTTTGCCCAGTTGATAGAATGGGTTCTCGTCTTCCACCTTCATTATCTCGAAAGTAGATCCACTCAGAGGCACGTGGATAAGGTCGCCTTCACGTGGGCGATAATATTTCTCTTCTGTTGTCTCTTGATACTTGCGTATCTCGTTGTTCCATCGTCGACGTGCCATGAGCAGGGTTGCTGCGTCACGTATCTCTACGCCAAACTTAGAGAATAGATCTCCGTCACCGTCAAACCCTTCGAGGTTTTCTAGGTAGACTTCAATCCTGTATGCATAAGCAAAGCGAGAAAGAGTCTCATCATTGAATATCATATCACGTGCTACAACCTCGCGTGGGAGATAGTAGATGTCTGTTCCGAAGAATCTCATGGACTCGATAATCAAGTCCTCATATAAATTCTGTTCAGAGCGAACGTTGTGTCGGAAATGTCTGGAAGTTGCCATTGTCTATCCTACAAAGAAATCAGGTGGAACTTCTTGCTCCAACCGCATGCGCTCACGCAACTCGGTTATCTCTGCCTTTGCTTCTTCAAGGATCTGACGACCAGATATGGTCACGCCACCTGGAAGTTGCATACCTTCAAACTTGGACATGTTCTGACCCCACTGCTCTTTGATCAGGGCAGTCGTAAAGTCTTTTACAAACATATCATTCCAAACAGAACTATGGGTGCTCGGGTCGACTGATTGATATACTTCGAATGCAACGTGCTTGCCTGCTACGAGTTGGCCATCTTCGATGTCACTGTGTATGTAAACTCGGTTTGCTCGTCGAGAGAAAGTGATTAAAGGGAGACCATTTAACTTCATGTCAAGCATAGCAAGGTGTTGCTGGGTCTGCTCGTAGTATGCCATACCACCTGTGCCGTACCCAGCACCAGTTCTATTTCCCATGTCGCTCATGGCGAACTGGTACTGGAAAGAGAAGAAGTTTGAACTGCCTATCATTGCGCTGTTTACAGGAAACATCTTCGTGACAAACAAGATGTGGGCAGGGATGTCGACATATTTGTTCGCAATATCATCCTCAGTCATCTGGTGCTCGTAGTAGACGCGCTCGGTTGCGTCACCGTGAAACTCTTGATAGACTTGAAGTGCGTCATCGACTTTGTCTTCTATCTGATCTTCATCGACGTTGATTTCGATGACAGGTTCACCGAGTCGTCGTAGACTATAGTCGATGAGTCCTTGCCTTGTAGATATAATCGCCATTGT